ACTAAGGAAACAAAACAATGGAAAATCGAATTAATACAGCAAGCGACATTCTTTATCGTTGGGCTTGCGACCTTATCCCAACCAATGACGCAAAAGAACAATGCAAGCGTTTAGCGGGCTTCGACGTTGATTTTCGTCAACCCGATATTGGCGCTTATGTCCAAGCTTTTGATATCGCTTCCGGCAATTTCGTCGAAATTCACTTTTAAGAGGAAAACCGAACAATGGATATATTCATTACAATTTACCTGGTCTTTTTATTCCTGGCCATTTGGGGCGCTTTTGGCGCTGTCATCTATTTCGGAATAAAGGCGTCATTATCATGAAAATCAATCGATACAAAGTGAACGCGGGCGACAAGGTCCGCGTTCATCGCAATTTAAATACCGGCGCTTGGGCAATTTCTATCAAAATCCCAGGCAAGGGATGGTCCGTTGCCAATAATCAAATTAAAGAATGCTCAATTTCAAATGCAACGCCGATAACAAGTGAAAAGGGCGCTGTTCGCATTCAATCAAAAGGGCATCGGGAAGTAATAGCTAAAATTGAGGGCACGTTTATCGGTTTACATTGTGAGCCGATAAGCGACGCCGCAACGGTTCATTATAACCCGTTCAAATCTTCTGATTTTCATTGGAACAATGGCGACGTTTTCACGGGGTCCAATATTGTCAGTTTCCACAAGGGCGCGTTTCACGCCGTAGCAGAGAGAATCTAGCATGGTTCGCTATTCATCATACAACGCGGCATTGTCCGCCGGTCGCAAGTTATACGGCTCTCAATTCATTGTTGGCCTGCATAACGGTTTTTTCACAATTCACAAAATAGGGGCTTAATTATGAATATTCCTAAAAATTTACGATTCCCTGAAGCATACAAAAAGAGCTTGCTTCCCGATGGTGCATATTTAATCGGGGATCCTTGTTACTTTTTACAGGACGACGATTTTTGGAGCGCCCTTTTAAAATCGTGCGCGTTTTTCACGGACCATGTTAACGGCGTTCATACGATAACCGATTACGCCGGAAATGATCACAAATGCGCGTTATTTGACACCGGCGGCGACGGTGGTTTTTGGGGTTCTGACCACTTTCAATATGGCGTCGACAGCGGAACTATCGGCGTTTTCCCCGTGCGGTTCGTTATCCCGCCGTCAAATCTCACAATCAATTTAGGCCTGGGATGCTGTAATCAAGTTCTTTTTCACAAGCCCTTTAATGTTTCTAAACGTGAGGCGACGCGCACTCAGGGCGGCGTCATTATGATCGATACCATAAAAATTGAGGTTTATTAAGTGCTGGCGAATGCCGTTTGACGGCTAATCGCGAAACTTAATCGCCCTTTAGGTCCGGCGCGAGAGCGTGGCGGGCCTTTTGGCGTAGGGCAATTGTGCCCCCCTAAAATAGGAGAATATAATGCAAGAATTAATTGAACACGTCCGCGCCATTGCGAACGACATACACAAGGGCGTCGCTCATACTTACTGCCCCGAATGTGGGGCTTGCGAAAACGACGCGCCAAATTGCGATTGCGATATTCCCGAAATGCTTTCGGGTTTTGATTACTTAAACGACGCCCTGGACATCCAATACATTGTTACCGGCCAAGGCGAATATATCGGCGCTCGCGTTCTTGTAGCGTTCGGCGGCCCTAATATTTGGGTGAACACTCATACCGGCATTGTCGAAGGATATTGGGGTTCTGATTCGGCGACAGCGCATTTCTTTAATGATCCGATGGATGTTAACGGCGCTTGCCGCGAGTTATGGGAGTGCAAATAATGTATTTCTATCTAAACCCGAAATCCCAGAACAAAAAGACCGGCAAAATTCCCGTTTCCACAAGTGATCGTAACACATGCCCCGATTCTTGCCCATTCAAGAATAACGGATGTTATGCTGAGGGCTATCCGTTAAAAGGGCGCTGGGACGAAGTAACAAATGGCAAACGCGGCGGTTTGTTTTCCGATTTCGTTAACCAGGTTTCCGCATTGCCCGCCAATATCCTATGGCGCCATAACCAGGCGGGCGATTTACCTGGAACCGGCATTCATATAGACGTTAAAAAACTAAGGGCGCTTGTTAAAGCAAATCGCGGAAAAAAGGGCTTTACGTTTTCACATTATGACGTTTTGCAAAATCTGCTAAATCGTGCGGCGATAAAATCAGCGAACGCCAAAGGATTTACAATTAATTTATCTGCTAACAATTTAAATCATGCGGACAAATTAACGGATTTGGGCATCGGTCCCGTTGCCACGGTTTTACCTATTGAATATGAGCGCCAAAGTAAAAAAGGCGTTTGGCAAGAAACGATAAACGAATATCGCGAACGCCTAAAAACATTGCCGGAAACGACGCCTAATAAAAACAAATTCGCCGTATGTCCGGCAACATACCGCGACGACGTAACTTGTAAAACGTGCGGACTATGTCAAAAGCAATCGCGCAAAGTGATTGTGGGCTTTCCAGCACATGGTAACAGCAAGAAAAAGGCCAGCGCCGTCGCCGCATAAACGCGCTTACATTGCGATTTATCGCCATTGGCGGGGCCTGGGGTACGGGTTGCCCGCCTTTGGTGTTAGCAGGGCAATGGTGCCCATGTGAGAGGTTAATTATGTATATTTTAGAAGTAGAAAAACGAACAGCTAAACTCTATTACATTTGGGAATATGGTTTAAAAAACGGCATTGTTCGTTGGCAATCCGCAAAACATCACTTTAAAAACGATGTTTATAGTAAAATTTGTATCTGTAAAACTAAGCGCGAAGCGGATCAATGGGGGCGCCGCGTGATTATGGCCGCCGCATATTTAGACGGCAAGCTAGGTAAAGGTTTGCGTGGCCACCCATACCACGTTAATAAATTCCCATGACGCCCGATGAATTAAAAAGCATTCGCTACGCCCTGGGCTTAACTGTTCGGGGCTTGGCCAATGCTTTGTCAGAACCTGGCCACAAACCCGTAAACCCGCGAACCGTGCGACGTTGGGAAACCGGCGAACAAGATATTCAAAGCCCCGTTGCCGTCGCTTTGCGTTTACTTTTGCGCGAAAAAAAGCGCGAAAACTGAATAAATTTGGACTAGTGGGCTAATCGCGGTTCACTAGTTCCTTTTTCTTGGGTTGCGTTTTCGCCAGCGTTTGGCGTTTCGTTTTCCCAACCGATTATCATGGGTCCGCTATGTGTAACTTCGCTTTTCTGAATTGGTTGAAAATCTTTAAGCAATTTCTCCGCTTCCCAGCGACTATGTGCCAAGCACTCTTTCGCCCGCAAAATGTCGTCACGGCTAATCGCCGCTTCAAGCGCCAGCTTGTCGGCTTCCAGGCGGGCAAGTATGCCGTCGCGCCTCGCCTCGTTTACCATTTCACGCAGTTCTGGATCCTTGCGTTTCCATATGCGGACGTTCGTCGGATGCACGTCGAGTTCTGCACACAACTCATTTTCGTACCGCCCAGCCTCAAGCCCAAGCAGCAATTTATCGATTAATTTCTGATTGCGTTTCGTTGGACGGCCCATCGCCTACACCTCAAAAGGGGAGTGGCTGGGTTTTACGCCAGCCACCTTAAAGACCAAAACAAAGGCATTGGCGGGACAATCCCACCATATTCAATGTAACCCAATTAGAATCAGGCTGTAAACCAGGGTAAACCAATGACAGCTACATTTTATAGTAGTTTTTTAGCCCTTCTAGCACCAAACGTAGTGTTTCGACGGTTGCTTTGCCTGTTTTCCAGGTACTAATCGGGTTGGAATTTCCGATTGAATGTTCTGCCAGCGACGCCAGCGGATAGCCTAAATGCTTGAGGGCTAATCGCACCTCGCGCTTGGCCCTGCTGACCACTTCCAGCATTTCAATGTTTTGCGTGGCCGGTATATGCCCAAATCTCACCGTGGCGTACACTTCAGCCAGCATGGCCTTGCGGAACACTTCGGCAAATCGCTGGCCAGCTTGGTATTGAGAGCCGTCAATCAAGTCCCGCCGTCGCAGGGTTTCAATAGGATCGATAGTGGTATTGCGGGCACGTTTCATGCCAGCAATCATCGTTTCCTCAAGGATATAATCGCCGTGACTTTTGGCTTCCGGCGTCCCTAAATCGCTGTGTGGCGCCTTCAGCTTTTTCTTACGCCGAACCATCAAAACGGAATATCGTCACCAAGATCATCGTCAATGTTGTCTGGCTTGCCAGCGGGTAACGGGCTAACCGTCGCATCTTTTGTCACCTTCCAGGCTTTCACGTCGGTATACCATCGCCCGTTGTACTCGCGGCTTTCCAGGTCAATGCCAACCTCAACGACGTGGCCTTCCTTGATAGCAAACTCGTCAATTTTGTCGTTCCAGGCCATAAAGCAAATTTTCTTCGGATACTGGCCGTCGGTTTCCAAAACATATTCCTGTTTACGCCACGGCCCTTTAGCTGATTCGCCCGATTGTTCGTCCATGACTTGGATAATTTTCCCTTGTAAATTCATGTTGTTAGCCCTTCCTTTTGTATTTCTTCAAATTCAGTATTCATTTCTCCAAATGCTTCGCTGTACATCGCTTGCAAATCGCCTAATCCATCTTGAAGAATGTCAGCTTTGAACAACTTTCCCTCTTCCTTGAACCAATCAGCCATAACGGCTTCGGCTTCTCCACTTTCTGTGTCTGCAATAATTTTCACTGCTATTTTTTTTGCCATCTAACCCTTCCTAATTGCCTGATTAATAACGGATTGCGTTCTGTCCGGCGTCAGCTTCTTCTCCACCGCCGCCTTGATTTTGGCGCGATTATTACGCCAATCGATTTCCTCTTTAAGTTCATGCCAGGATGGCCACCACATGGATTGATCGGGCCACTTGCTGAGTACCTCATGGACGATGTCCGCTGGGTATTGCTCCAGGCGTGAGCCGTAAGCCTCAACAGCCAGGTCCAGCGTGATCTGATCGTCCTTCTTGCGCTTTGTCAGGCTGAATACTTCGGCAATCAGCATTCCCAACGCCTTGGCTGGCATCGGCTGGCTGGCAGCATCGATGGCTGCAATAGCGGCCGTAAGGTCATCAACGGGGCAGGGGCCGTCGATGGTGTAAGCTACCACGTTAAAATCCCTGTCAACCACTGCGTCTAGCGACGAAACCACTGACGGCGGCAGCGATGCTTGCAGATTGTGTTCCGTTTCCACTACGGATCGGGATTGCTGGCGTTGGATTAATTGCTGTTGTGTCATCAGACCATCGCTCCTGGTTCAACCATGTTGACGGGTAGGGAATGTAATTTTTGTCCTGACCGATAGCCGCCTGGATAAATCGATCACGGCCCTGGCAGAGGGTTTCAAAATCGGTTTTTTTGAGGGCGGTTTTGAACGCCTTTCGGGCTCCACCTTTGCCGACTTTTCGGGGCCAGGTTTCATACCATTGCTCAAACAGATTATCTGCTTTGAGCGAAAGAGATACGTTAGTATCTCTTATACTAGGTATAGGTATAGGTGTAGGAGCATTGCGTTCGCATACTACTTTTTCCTTTTGCCACCGTGACTTAGCGGAAACGCTATTCTTTTTCGATTTTTTCTTCACATACTCATATTCTTCTTTTAATCGCTTTTGTGTGATATGATTTCCCGTCGTTGTGAAGAACTCATCCAGCAGATTTCTGACCAGGTTTTCCATCTGATCATCGGTGGCCCGAAGACGCCTTTTTACCCACTCAAAATCGTTCGGAATTTTGCAGTCTGGCGACCGCCAGATCGTCATCAAAAGCATCAAATACAGACCATGCTCCTCATGCGTCAGGTGCAACGTGTCGGCCATGTAGGCGTCGGTCCAAAGGGGTAGGTGAGGAAATTTAGCCATCGTTCAGTTCCTCCTGGGGCACAAAGTAGGCCGGACGCCCACCCACAGGGTCTTTCCACCACTTGTCCTGTTTGGCGTCGGCCCCCTTAATCCAGCCTTTAATTTCATATTGGCCGTGCATCCCCACTAACAAATAAAACAATCGGTCATCTGCATCGTAGGGATGCACAATTAAACTGCCGTTTTTATGGCTGGTTGCGCGGCAATCCACGTCGCCAACATCGGGTATTTCCCTGTTTGTATGGTCCGCAAGAAATACGTTTAGATGTTTCGCCAGCGCCATTTCACTGATGGCCCCTTCAATTGATCGCTCCCAGGTGCCTGTTGGGGGTGTATTTCGCAGTTCTGAACGCTTCGCTTTATTCCTTCTCAGCAACCGCATCACGCCGATCATGGCGCCCTGAAAAACTTCCGCGTATGACAATTCGACTTTAGCCATCTAATTAGCGCACTCTTTCTTTTCATCGGGAACTTCGCCCAAGGATTGCCAGCAATAGGGGCAGGGAACCTCATAAGGGCCGTTCCAGTTAACCCGTTCGATGTATCCTTCGCCTTGGCAATCAGGACAGGTCATGCCTTGCCCGCCTGATACTCAATTTCAGCCAAGCGGGTACATTTTGGACAGGCATCAGCCCCGCCCAGGACAACGGTTTCTTCGACATAGTAATTGTCCACAACGCCGCGGCTTTGCATAGAGCGCGTAATCGCTACGGTTTTCGTATGAATTGGACGCACAATTTCACCATGTCCTTTGCATATTCGACACATCAACTTATCTCTTGAATCTTGACGCCTGGGTACAAGGCTTCCACCAGCTTTTTCTTCAGCCGATAGACGGGCGTTTTAACGCCTTTGACATCCTCAACAACGCATTCCTTTGCCGTGAAATATTTAAAATCGGCTTTGTAGGTACAGATTTTTTGTCCATCGATAATGCACGGGAATGCGGGCTGTAATTGCAAATGTGAGATTTCGCCAGCGCGTTGCATTAAAACCAGTTCCATGTACCGTGCGGCCTCGCGCTTGCTATCAAAAATGATGCCGTCTACTTCCGTTTTGACGGCGCGGTATTTGTTTTTAAATGCCATCAAAGTTTTCTGGTTTATCGTCAACGACGCGCCTTGAGCCTTCCCATTTTAGGAAATACAGCTTTAATGCGTCCTCAATAATTTGCGTCATGGTTACGCCCTGGAACTCAGCCGCCCAGCGGATTTGATCCATAGTTGTAGGCGAAATCCGCATATTGAATTGTTTTCTTTTTATCATTTGTCAAAACTTTTGCATTTAATTCTTGACACCTTGTAACACAGTAGTCTATACGCTGTATAGACAGAGCGTTTTGGTGACATAGGGTTGTCAGCGCAAAGACAGAGGAGAATAGGAAAGTGACAAACAGATATAACGAATTGTCAAAAGGCAATCAGGCCATAATTGACGCTTTTATTAATAGTGTCGCCAGCGGTGGCCGCGATATTACAGACATCGATGAAACTGGCCATCGCAAAGAGTTAAGCGACATCCATATTAAAAACCTCACCATACAAGAACTGGAGCGCATTATCGATATTCGGGCCAATGACTTTAGCGTTTATATTGGCAATACGGGCAAGGTCTTGCTCACCAGCGATGTGTCACACGCATCGCTTAACGGGCTTTTGGTTCAGATAAACCTGGAAACAGCGCAGCTTGAAAATGTTATGGAAGACCGGGGGTTTCAAATAGCGTTTGGGGGAGAAAGCACATGAATATTGACCAGCGCAGTGAAGGAGCGGCGTACATTACAATGGACGATCAGGTCTATTATTTCGATGACTCAACAGGTGAACACATTGTTCAACGCTGGCCAGTTGGTTCTGAGGATGACGATCTAGTCCAGCGCCCGTTCTTCTTTAATGAAGATGATATTATGACCATTGAGGCCGCTTTAAGAGAAAAGGCCGATTCCCATAGACAGAACCGCCAAGACAATGTTGATGACGCGGTTGTCGCCTACTGCAACAGCGTGTTGATGCGTGTCGAAATGCAGAAGGGAGAAGGGTGATGAGCAAATGGAAAAAAGACCCGCTGGGTAGGAATCTTAAGGTCAAGAAGCAGGGCGGCAAAACGATCTACCGTTCATTGTCAGCGGAGAAGATCATTGCAGACATGAAGAATAAACCAATCAAAAAGGGAGAAAGGTGATGAAGATCAAAATAGAATTTACCGTCGATATTGATGTTGATGAGTGGGTTTTACGTTACGGAACGGAACACAATGAAATAAGAAAAGACGTTAAGGGCAAAGTGCGAGAAGGGGTGTACGAACATTTCGACAGCCTTGGCGTTTTAGCGGAACGGGGGGAATGATGCCAAACGAACTACAATCTTCTACTAGTAGAGAAGATGCGGGCGATATTTATGAGAAGGGCGCGGGGACAAACGACAAGATTGTCCTTTACTTCCGTAACTCGACTACGAAGCAGGGTGCGGAAGGCTTGGGGATCGACGCACAAAAGAGAATGTGCATTGACCATCTAAACGGCGGCAACTGGCAAGTGATTGCTGAGTTTATAGAGGTTGAATCCGGCGCCAAATCGGAGAAGGAGAGGCCGCAACTGGATGCCGCGCTGGCGCTGTGCCAGAAGGAAGGGGCAACGCTCCTGGTGGCCAAACTGGACAGACTGAGCCGTTCAGTGGCGTTCGTATCCAGGTTGATGGAATCGGGCATCAAGTTTGCCTGTGCCGATCAGCCCTTTGTGTCCAACCTGACCATCCATATTGTCGCCGCGATGGCCCAGTATGAGCGCGAACAAATCAGTGATCGGGTCAAGAAAACCCGCGCTGAAATGAAGCGCATCATTAAAGAAGACGGTTTCTATGCGACCAAGTCGTCTGATCGCCAGAAGAAGATGACGAAGCTGGGATCAGAAAAGTGGGATGAAGTCCAGGCCGTCGGCCAGGAAATCAAACAGAAGCGGGCTGATGCTTACGCGCTTAAAGTATGGCCCGAAATCCTACAGTGCCGCCAGCTTGGCATGACATCCATGCGGGCCATTGCACAGGAACTGACACGTCGTGGCGTTCAGACGCGGGCACGGCAGCGGATAATTGACCAGGATAAAGCTGTTTTTGGCCAGCCCAAATGGCACCCGCAACAGGTAAAAGCCATAATAGATCGCATAGAGGGCAGCGAATAACACAGTTATCCACAGGCAAAATTCTCGCGGCGAGAGTGAATTTACTCTCACGGCGAGAGTAAAAAGGAGTAAAAAATGAGTGATTTTGAAATTTTTGGTGATGTTTTTGAAGTGGCCATGCCGCAACTTGCGCGGTCAGAAGTCGAAAAATTAGTGCCTAGACGCTTTTCTGAGTTCGTTTGTTTTCTAGCGCAGCATCGGAAATCGTATACGCTTGACCGCGAATTTAAACTTTATGACGATCTATGCAAAAAGCATAAAGCCACACGCCAAATCGCAAACTATCTAATCGCGGCGGCACACAACGGGGCAGACCCCACCACGGCACAGATACGGCATCTTTTTGGAATCCCCGAAGCCACGGCATACAAGGTTTGCGCGAAGTTGCGCGATATTGGGTACGTTAACAATAAATGGATGCCGTTGGCCCCAATGGTTGAGATGCATAATAAACGGACGTTGGCATTTTTTGATAGTCCAGTGTTCTATATGTTTATCGTTAGTTGCATGGTCTACTACATAACCAGACGGACAAAACGCATCGAAGAAGTGTTTTCTGTAGGGTACTGGCTGAACCTTTTCGATGAGAAACCGACTCCCCCAACGAACCCTATTTACGACTGGGGATTTAGCCCGAAAATCGATTCTCACGGCGAGAGTGAAAAAGGGTGATTTTACTCTCACCGCGAGAGTAGACAGGCGAAGTGATGTCATGGCAGAAAGGATCAGGGAAATAACACATGGTAACAAAGTATCAAAAACGTCTAAAGAAATACGACCTCGACCAGCCGCATTCGCGGAAGGCGTTGAGGACTGTTGTTAATAAATTGGGTGACAGTGCATCGCGACTCCAGATGCCGCTATTGCATCCCGATCATATAAAATGGGCAGCAATTGTTCTTAAAGATGTTGCCGAAAGGTTTGATGAGATCGCCCATGAGCGGTCTACAAACATCCAGAAAATCCTTAGTGCCAAAGCAGTATTGTTCTCAGCGAACCAAGATTTGGAAAACTTCGCTAGGGACGATATACAGTATGTCGAAGGTCTAAGGTTCTTATCACTTGATAATCATTAAATAAGGGAAGAAACGGCAGAAAGGAGCCATTATGTATCTAGCTAAATCGCATAATATATATTTAGTAAAGAAATCAACGCTTTACACGATATTCCAAACGATTTTGGGGATGTTCGGGTTTAGTGCCCTACTACTAGGGGCATGGGCTTGCACAATCATCGCCGCAGCTATGCTGGGGGTGTTGTGATGGACCTCTTTCAACACCACAGTTATAGCACATTACAGCAAGATTTGGAAGCGGCACAAAGGCGCTGCCAGACACGCAAAATCCATGATCTCCAGCGCAAGCTGACGCAAGTTATGACCGATATTTTGCGCGTGGAATGCGGCCTTGCTGCATTACCGCCAGCCGTCAAGCGTCAAGAGCATTTTGCAAACGTCGTCAACATTCGGGGCACTAAATAAAATGGTTGGTAAACTCACATCAAACCTCATGTGTTCATGTAGTATCTTGCCCTACGTTATGGGCTTATCGCCTTACAAAACGCCCAACGAACAGTTGCTGGAAATGTGGGCACATAAAGAGGGGAAGGGCAAAGAGTGGGAAGGCAATGAACTGACCCACATGGGCAATGTTCTTGAAGAGCCTGTTCTTAAAGAGGGTTGCGAACGCCTGGGCTTGGTTCCCGAACTTAATATTACTGAACCTGTGGTGCATCCGACACTGCCTTTGGCGGCAAGCCTGGACGGCAGGGCCGATGGCAAGAGCATGACCATACACCATGACCCGTCCAAGGGTATTTATGTGGTGGGCAATGACCGCATTGTATTGGATGGCATTGGCGTCCTTGAGAGCAAGGTAACGCGGACCAGGCCGGAAGATTTCCCCGCCATGTGGCGCGGTCCTGTCCAGGTGCAGGGTCAGATGATGTGCGGCGGCTATAAATGGGCGGCACTGATTATCCTATATGGGGGTGTGGAAATGCGAATCTTCCTGTTCACGCTCCATGCTGGCACAGAGAAATCCATCGGTGAAGCGTGTGTGGATTTAAACAGACGGCTAAACGCGGACGAGATTGAGTATTACGATCTTGCCAATGCAGCCGATGCGGCTCTGGTTTATTCCCTTGGCGACAAGGAAGACCCTGTGGATTTGCCGAAAGATTACGACAAACTTTGCAAAGAGTTTGTCTTGATGAAAGAGCAAATCAAAGAGGCCAACGATACGCTTGGCCTATTGACTGCCGAAATCCAACGGAAAATGGGCAACCATACGTCAGCAATTGCTGGAAACTATCGCGTGTCCTGGCCTGTCAAAAAATATCGTGAGCAACCTGAGAAAGTTATACCGGCCAAGTCGGCATATCAGGTTCGTCAGAAATCAATAAGCGTAGTGGAGAAAGCAAATGGGTGAAGTCGCAGTTAAGCAATCGGGTGTTCTGACGCCTAGCAATATGGCAGAAGCGATGCAGTTTGCGGAAACAATGGCCGTGTCTGCATTCTGCCCGAAAGCATTCCAGCATAAGCCAGCAGATATTGTGGTTGCCGTACAATGGGCATCTGAAGTGGGGCTGGCGCCTCTAGCTGCCATGCAGAATATGGCCGTCATTAATGGCAAGCCATCCTTATACGGCGATGGCATGATGGCCCTAATCACTGGCCATCCTGAGTACGTCGGTCACAAGGAATGGCGCGAAGGCGATGAAGCGTTCTGCACTATTATTCGTATGCGGTTTGGCGAAAAGGTTGAAACGACAAGATCGTTTTCTATGGCCGATGCTAAACTTGCTGGACTGATAAGCAAGGGACCGTGGCGGGCATATCCAAAGCGTATGCTCCAGATGCGGGCGAGGGGATTTGCCGCCAGGGATGCATTTCCAGATGCGCTATCGGGAGTGATCATTAAGGAAGAGGCACAGGATTATCCAACGGCTTCGGATAAACCTATCGACATTACCGATCAGGTAGTGGAAGTGCCCGCACATCCGATGGATGCGTCCTTTGGGAAGGGAGAGCCAGAAAGTGACCCCCAAATTTTGCCCGTGAGCGACGATGTTGCCGCTCCAGACACTTCGGGTCCAGAAAATACGGATGTTGCTGAGAGCGCAACAGAGGACGCTTCAGACGAAGAGGGCGAACGGGCGTGGGAAATGAACCATGAAGACGGCACAAAAGAGTTTCAAACAGCCGATAAATGGAAGACGGCCATGTGGAAGGTATGGAAGGACATTGAAGCGGATGCAGACCTGAGTTTTGAAGACCGGCGCCATGAGATCGCGGAACATAAAAAAGATCACGACGATACGATTGACCGGCTGAAGGCAGAATATCCTCAGAAAGCAGAAGCGTTCGGCAAAGACTACAAAAAAATCTTACGGCGCCTGTCGGCCAAAGCAAAGGATGCCAGCAAATGAGAGCATCACTTACGCCTATGCAAATGAAAGTCTACCGATACATCGTGGACTATCATGCCGAACATGGCACGGTTCCATCCAATGCAGAGATAGGGGCCGCTGTCAAAACGCCACGCTCAAATGCTTATCGATTGCTGCAAGGGCTAATCGCCCGTGGGTACATTAATCCTGGCCCGCCAAGAACAGTGCGCTCTTACAGTATTGTCGATGATGCTGGCGGGGCAAGCCCGTCAAGCAAAGTCCATGTGGCCGCGTCTGATTTTGTTCAGAAGCACCGCGCATTTATGAATGCGGTGGAGCGCGGTCAAGACACAGAAGAAATGGGCCATGACGTTCAAGCTGCGCTTCAAAAACTGAATGTCGAAGTAGGGGGGAATGTGTGATGAATGACCGTCAATCTATTCGGCGGGAGTTGCGAAACGCAAGGCGCGTTATCACAAACCCTGACAAGTTTTCATCAAGCCTGATCGATACCGCTTGGGCTGTCATCAGGTCTGCAAACAGACAGAATATTTATTTGCACCCAATGCCTTTTGCTTCAGCTTCTGGTGCGTATTCCTGTTCGCCGTCGCAACAATCAAGACAAGGCTGCTTGCATGAGGTGCAGACGTAGTGGGACTGCACCCGTTCCAGGCGGGTGCTTTGTCCGCACCACGGGCAGTCAATGAGTTTATCGGGGATCATTAAGAAAGAAACAGTTTGCGTTCGGCAGCGCGGCGTAAGACTAATCCTTTAAGAATCTTGCCGCCAGCGCGTCGCCATTTTGGAAACTCATCAGCGGCACCCATCATATCGCCCCGATTAATTTTTCTTCTTAACGTACTCGACTGAAGGCGTCCGCTGCCTAAATTGTATACAAAACTTTGCAGGGCAGAGTGTTCATTTTCATTTAGTCTGACTTTGATAAGTCGGTCAACCGCACGTTCGCAGTTAGCGACCTCTCGTAAAAGTAACTCTTCGGCCTCTGCTTCATTAATCGGGGGGTGAGATAAGGTGACACGACTGCCATCAAAGGACCAAGTAGAACCAAATCCAATGGTGGCAACCATTGCCGAACAGAAATACGGTTCAGAGCGAAAGCCCTCAAACGTCTTTATAAGGTGCAGCCCGATGGCGTTGATCCTCATTTTCTTGCTCTGTTAATGGCCCTTCCACCGAACCAGAAAGCGATGACCGCCGCAAAAAGTGCTTTGGTATCTTCGTCCCAGACGGCGTTAACCGCATCCAGCCCTGATACCCCAGCATTTGTAAGAGCGAGGTACGCCGATATTTCAACAAAAACAAATAGCCCAAAGAATGCGTAGGTAATCACTGGCCTAACGGAACCGCGAAGCCCATCCACCCAGGTCACGCCTGTTGGTTGCATGGATTTTTGTAACGCCTCAACCTCTCTTATGTCAGCTTCAACATTAACCATTTCCAGTTTTTGTGCCGCCAATTCTTTCTGCTGGCGTATCTGCACGTCCATAACTTTTAGTTCATGTGCCTTGTCAGAACGGTCTTGAAAATAATCCATGACCTTTGGCAGAAAACTGGTGCCGAATCCTAGCAGTGATCCTAGTAATGAAAGCATTACGTTTCCTTTTTCGTTGGAACAGAAAAAATTACAGTCGTGCAAAACGCCGCCCATTGTTTAAAGGCGCCTAATTTCTGGTGATAGTTGTAATGGTCTTCTGTCATTAATTTTGACGGACAGCTTTTTACAGGCGTTCCCAAAACATCGTAAGAGCCATCGTTCATAATAATGAAGACAACGAGATATAAGATTTTCATTTCTTAACCCCGTTTAATCCGACACGCCCTTCGATCTTATGTTGTGTGCGCTCCAAGACTTCGAGCCTAGCCAAGACAGTCGCGCTCTCTCTAGCCCGTCTTTCCATGACTTCTGGCGACATCATCTTTGCAATCACAGATAAGCGTTGCTCATTTGTATTAACTGTGTTTTCAATGCGGTCTGTGCGATTATCGTGGACCCTCATTCTGCCTTCCATGTCTTTAAGCATTTCGGTTAATCTTTGTATCTGTGATTTTGCAACAGCAGCAGCGCCAGCCATGCTGACAATAATGCCGCCGAAAGTGACAAGCAGTTTGATGTCAACCGCGCCATCCATCATCGTATTGGCCCCGTGTCGTAAGCAGTAATGAGCATCCAAGTCATGCCAAGCACGACAAGGATTACCGCACCAAATTTTAAAGTTTCTTGACCAATCTTTTTCCATCGCTCTTTTGATGCAAGATCGTCTGCTATTTTCTGAGCCTCACGCTCTCTCTTCTGTTTAATCTTTAAAGCCTGAAGCCTGGATTGCTCACGCTTTATCTGCTGCCACATGGTTGGCTGGTCAGGCGGTTGGGGGAAAGATTTATTGAGTTCGTATTCGAGGTCTTTGAGCATCTCAGCCATTTCCTGACGATGGATCATCAGGTCAATTGATTCTTGCAACGATTCAGATGGCTTCACCTCGCCTTTTTCAATGGCCTCATTGTGAGATTTTTGCGCTGTGTAAGCTTTGTTTGCTTCACGCGAATGATGAAACAAATCACTGATGTGGTGACTAATACTACTGATGTCTTTTGCCGCGCCGTCAACTTCCTTAAGCGTTTCCCGAATTGCCGTTATCGATTTCCTTGCCGCTTGGAAAGCCGCAACGCCAAGGGCAAGGGTTGCAGGGTCCATATCATCTGGCCCGATTGTTTAGTGAAAATGAAGATTCTCCAAATGACAAATATACAATTGAATTATTAGATGAATTGTAGCCTCCTGCCGCACCTTTGATGACGAAACCATTACCCACAAAATCTACATCAGAATTACCATCTGAGTAATCTCCATCAGTAGAATTAGAATACAGTTCAAGATTAACTGGGTTGTAAGGATTTCTTGCAGAATCACGAATAAACCAGTTACCAGATGCGTCAGTTTTTTTAAACATTGTCCAAGCTGGCTTAAATCCTGAAGCTCCATCATCAACAATTATATACGGACCAGCAGCAGAATTATTTCCTTTAAATTTACCAATACCAATAAGACCAGGAGTTTTTGCAAAACAATAGGCAATGTATGTCGATTCGTCTTTGTTCGTTGCAACAGAAGTTCCGACTGTAAATAAAGTTGCTGTTGGTGAAGTATCATTCCAATAGGTGCTACTAGGTGATATAGAACCACCTACATCTAAAGACAGACTTGCCGTATTTCCAACGCCATCAAAATAAACTTGCCAGCCATACGAGCTACTATTTGTTTCTTTAACTATGATACAGGAAGGAGCGGAATCTAAGCCGTGAGGAATAGTCGCAGCAGACCCTGTTCCAGTGTATTGAAGAATTGAAAACCCACCATGTGCTGCAATAGATGCCTTGAGAGGGTAAATTCCAGCAGAAGCATAGGCGCTATTATCTGCTACACCGCCCTTAAATTTTGAATTGCTAGTTGGTGTTTGACCAGCAGAATTTGTAGCAGTAGGCGCTCCCCCAGCTTTTAAACACCAAACGGCAAATGTCCGTCCTGATTCGTTATAGCCTGTTGTTCCATTGCCGACAGTAATACCACCAGAAATAAACGCTGACATTCCAGCCGTATATGTGCTTTGTGCATTTGTACTATCGGGGTTTAGTTCATTCCCTGCACCACGAACACTGTCATAAAGTTTATGAGTTGCAGTTCCACCAGTTCTACCTTTTAGCCAAGCAAAGTCTGGTGTCCATGCCGCTCCTGACGCATCAGTAAGACCCGTTCTGTTTGTGTCAGAAGTGGAATTACCTGAGTATAAAATTGTCCCAAAATAAGCACTTGGATCAGTAACAGTCGGCTCTGGAAGTTTTTGTGTGGAAAATGAAGACACCCCAGCAGGTGCGTAGATCCATTGATCTGGGGTGATTTTAAAAGTGTATTCGTTGCCGGACGCTCCATTGTCGTAGGCAAAAAGTGAGTAGTTTCCAGTAATGCCTGTTTTTGCTGCTGTACCGCTGTTTTGAATTGTTCCGTTCAGATAAAAGAATAGCGAACCGTTATTTAACCTGACACCAAGCCTTTCGTTGCCGTTTTGCCATGTACCTCCATAGCTACTTTGTGAACCGCTATCATCAAACTTTCCGTTGTCTTTATATAAATAGTGGGCCCAATCAACACCGCCAAAGTTTGTATTTGTCTGACCGTCTTTTGTAATGCCGACAACTAGTTCTGGGCCTGACCTCCCCGTGACCTGCACCTCAAAATAATAATCTCCAGTAGCCGGTATAAACAAAGTGCCATGCATATATTCTCCACCAGAACCAGTGCCCGACACCCGTAAATTTCTATCTGAAATCCCGCCAGCAGCAGGGTCTAATATAGCCAGCTGAGTTGTATTCCCAATTCCTGTAACAGTTTTTGTGAGTGCGCTGTATCCTGTTGGTAAAGAGTATGTCCAATCCGCAGCGGCAAAAACCGCTGTACCATCGTCTGCACTATCACCACTATTCCTAGCAAAATGAGTGGTGTATGCCGTATCTGTTATTGAAAGGGCTGGGCCAAAATTATTATTTACTCCAAATTCAATTTCATTATCTGTAAGATTTAATTTAACTTGCCCACGTTGACCGTCTGCTGGACTGTGCGACCCTGCTAGTGTGTAACTTGCAGTTGAACCATTTACTTTACTTTGACCATTTGCTGCATCGTACATAGCAGTAATCGAACCGTTACCGTTACCAGTGTGTGTTGTTCCTGCTCCAGCAACACCAAATGTAAATCCTGTGTGAGTAAGAATTACCTCCCAGTAATACTTGCCACTATTTACATAAAAATTCCCAAGGCCATAATTTGAACCACCACCTACATCGTATGTAAGATTGTTGTTGCTTAGAGTGCCGCCGTTAAGAGTTAATGGGTCAATACAAGGATGAACAGTTACTTCTTTAGTCGTACTATTTACTGGGCCATCTACAGCAATGTTGTTTGCACCTATGCTTGTTGGAGTGAAATGATTATTTTGTCCAGAGCTATCTTTACCAACTTGTGAGCCGTCACTAAAACCTAACCAAAAACCGTTAGTGTTAAAGGAACTTATTGTACTAGGGTTTTTTGCCACCCATATACCTGATGAATTAGTTTCACCAAAATCGCTAGCATCTGATATAGTTACGCCATCTAAAAGTATTACATCAGCTAAGTATCCCTCAAAACGTGTAGTCGTAACGTGAAAACTTGACTCACCTACGCCATAACCACCAACTACAATATCGTATCCGCTTGACCCGTTGATGACAGTATCTGCATCCATCGCCGTAGTTTGGGTCATTGATAATGCGGAGCCGTTCCAAAAATACAGAGTAGTTGCCCCACTTCGGTAACAAACGAAATGCCCCCATGCTGTCGGATCACGGAAAACGGCAGCACTGGTTTTAAAACCACTGACACCCCTTGAACTTGAAGTTAAATTTCCATGAATATGAACTAGCTTTCCATCGCTATCGAAACCAAAATGTTCGGCGTTGTCGGCAGGAGTACCAGCAGCATCAACATTGCTACTAAAAAAGGTTTGAAAAGCGTTACTAGTATCAGATAATTCAAAAGGTTTTAGCCACATAGATACGGTATATTTATCTGCCGTTGATGGTGTACCCGTATTAAACGTGAGGTAATCCGAAGAACCATCAAGAAGTAACGCCCCTGCTGGACAGTATGCATCATCAGCAGATGACATGTGGGTGAAAGGAAATGTAAACATTAGCTGAAGTTCAACTGTGCTACGCCGAACATGGATGATCCGTCTGAAACAAAACTCAAAATGTCTACGGCGTTCGCACCCGTGCTAAGAGTTGGCTCAGTACCGCCTGGAAACTTGTAAGCTGACGCGCTTGTGTTCAGTGTTCGACTGCCCGTCCCATCCTGTTTGACGATGAGAATATATGTGGCCCCTGCAACTTGGTTGCTTGGTGCATCAAGCGTTCTGTTTCCGGCAAGCGTGACTGACGCTACTTGGTTTTGCGACAAATCCCAACTTATGTTGGCCCCATCACCCAAGGCAGTTGCATTAAAGTTTTGCGTCTTGGTGTATTCCCTTGCCGTGGCTGTTAATTCAGTCGAGCCAAATAGCTGTGTCGTTGTAATCTTCTTGTGGGCCGTAGCGTCGGCATCATAAATAGCAAACTCATCTGCTGCGACAGGTGAGGCCCCAAGGGCCGACTGTCCGTTAATGCTAACAGTGACTGTGCCTGTTGATGTAATAGCACCGCCACTGGCCAGCCCAGCCGTGGCGATGTTTGTAACTGTGCCGCCACTTCCTGGGTAAATTTTGGTGTAGGTGATTGCCGTAGTATTAAGCGTACCCCCAGAGTTTGCGGTGCATAAATAGAGATCGTCAGCGTTTGCCGTTCCCTCTTGGATTGAAATAAGTTGACCAGCAATTTCATCCCAAGTATCTGCTTCGGTTGACCGCGAGGCAGTGCCGGAACTAACAACCGTGTAAATACCATTTTCACTTTGGTCCGATTGGTCTTTAACAAGCACCGCATCGCCCGTAGACAAAGCACTGCCCCCTGTTAGACCATCTAAGCTATCCCCGTTCTGCAAATCAGCAGTTAGATCAATATTCGCCGTTGTCGCAGCCCTGACCGTGAGCCTGGTGCGGATACCGGCGAGCGCCTGGTCAACGTATTGCTTGCTGGCAATACTAAGGTTTGCCGTACCCATTGCGGCCATTGTCGAACTTGAGGTAATGCCGCTATATGTGCCGCCCGTGACAGTCTTGCCGGTGAAGGTAATCGCATCGGGAATACTGATTGTAGGATTTCCGCTTACGCCATTTCCGTTTACAAGCGTAATCTGGTTGCTAGTTCCAGTGATCGTGCGCGGTTCTGCCGCACCTGATCCAGCGTGGGCAATCATGCCGTTGCCTTCTGTGGCAAGCAGTGCGGTGAACACCTGTGCCGCCGTCTTCATGTCGTAGTTGGTGGCTCCCGAATTGACCTGAAGAAAGTTGCTTGCCGTTAGTGAAGCTGGCAACGCAACCTCTGACCCGTTGGCAAGTGCGTCGCCATCTGAGTTCCACTGCAACAATTTATTTGCCGTAGGCTCTGGCATCGTAACAGATGCACCACCTGTGTAGGTATCTGGAAACCGAAACGCCTGACTGATGTCACCATCGCGCTCCTGGCCAGACATAGCCAATCGGTCAATGTCGCCTTCCAATGTGTCGGCAGGGAAGGGGTCATTGGTGACATAGTTGGATGTCTGTGTCGTCGTTGTCTTGCGGCGTATGTGCCACTGCACCGTGTCAGCCGGTGCGGAACCAGCAACAACGGCGCCTGTTGATCCATCGCCACCCGTCACCGTGTAGTGCGTACTATAAGACTTCGTGACTTCCGCGCCTGTCGCAATCGTGCGTTCAACAACTTCAAGTTCTGCTGTTGATCCTGATCCAAAAAATGGAAAAGTAACTGCAAAACTTGTTGTTGATCCATTGCCCGTATAGCTAACGGAAGTAGTTGTGGTTGATACCGTCATAGTGTCACTCCATTATCGCACGGCTTCGGTTGGCGGCCTAAATGGCGGGATGCCTAAATCCATAAATTCTTGGCCGGTTTCGTCTTTAATTCGCTGTTCATAGTTCCGCGCCCATCCAGGGTTTAGGTATTCGCTCATGTTCCAAAAAAGCAGATAGTCCAATGCCATGCGGGCATAAAAGATGTTGGCGCCTGGAAGCATAGACTTGGCTATGCGGTATCCTGTCTGGCCAGCCTTATCAAAATCTTCATCAAAAAGCATCTTTGGTATTTTTGCCGCACGGCTAAGATTGCCAATTACGGGGCCACCGGCAATTTCCGCAACGCCCTCGCCAAACCGCGCATCGCCAGCCACCATGCCCATTAACGTATCGCCGTAGAACCCAAGACCGCCCGCTTGCATGAGGCTTCGGTAAAATACTTTGCCTGGGTTCTCAGCTACGTTGATCGGCTCCTTGCCTTTAGCCAGGTCTTTTAATGTCGATGCAATGTAACCATAGACCATTGAGGTCATAAGTATCTTGACCAGCATTCCCGTTCGGTGGCCTTCATTTGTTTTACTAAACCCACGCGATAATATTTCCATGCCATAGGTTACGGAGAATGATTTAAGGTGCATAAACAAGTTTCTTAATTCACCTATTGCAGTTCCCCGTCTGTGCATTCCACGGGATGCAACATTAGCTTGCGCTCCTGGCGTCAAGATTGCGCTATTGGCAAATCCAGTGAAGAACCCGTTGATACGAATTTGAGCATCAACATCATCAATGGCACTTATGTCGTGGAATTTAACGCCGTCTACTTCACGCATTGCGCTGTTCATTAAATCAAAATCTTCGGGCGTCAGGCCGTAGGCTTCCATTTCGCTACGAAGCGAAACATCTATATCGGCAAATTTCTTGCCCGCCTGTTTGGCAATAAAGTTGGACAGACTAATGCCGACGGCTGTTTTTAAGCTGTCGTTCATCCAGTTCATGCCGGTAATACGCATTAGCCCACTTACAAAATGTGCCCCTTGCCCGTTAATTGCATCATTGCCAAGCCATCGTGACTGTATGCCCGCCATTAGTGAGTCCAAGCCCACGCCAAGGCTATCCGCTACCTCGCGTATTTCACCCGAACCACGACCCCGCATTAAGCCACTAAGAACAGAGGCGTTCGCCTCAAAGAACGGAATACCAATTTCATTGAGGCGTATCGATGCCGTGCCTATGTCACCAATAGATGCGAGAGTAGTACCACCAAGCAGCGCCGATGAGGTAAGGTTCTTAGCCCAATTTGCTATTCGCGCAATATAATAACCCGACTGCCCATAACCTGGGAGCGCATTGCCTTGCCCCGTTACTTCGTCATACATAAAGTTTAATGACGAAAGATAATTAGGGTCTTCCAATTCATTAATAACCGCAACATTGCCTTCGTCTATAGCCCTGTTCTTGGCCAGTGTTAAAAAACCATCTTTGCCCAAAAGCATATGTTTCGGGTTTGGCCCCAAGTGCATCATCGCAGCAACGGAGTCCGACATTCCAACTAACTGATTACTAAACGCTGTGCCTATATGCCTGTCACCATAGGCTTGCATATATGTCCACGCGCTTTTCCCATCTTTCTTAAAGTGCAGGGATCGTGCGCGGGATAGTTTCTTGCCCATATTAGCAGGGCCGGTAAACCCAGGTGCCGCATCAAGATCGGCCATCATATCAGTGCGCTTACCAAGAACAATGTGTTCCCATGTGCTTTTAAGAAACGCCCTTTTTTCCCCGTCACTCATTTTTCGCCCAAACGTGAGTCCTTCGTCCAACAATGGGGAAATGTCGTTGTACCATGTGTCGAACCCAGCTTTCGCAATCCTTGTCTTGTCATGAGATTGCTTGGCAATTCGCCCTATAATACGCCCAATGTCGGCACCACTTCTGTTCCCCTGTTTTCGCAAGAACTCATTGGTGGCTTCCATCGCTTTGGCCACTGCTTCTGCTGTGGGATCGCCAGACCCTTTTAATGGACTTTCTGCATCTGCTGTTGCCATCCTGTCCATTTCTTTAACTAGACTTTCGCCGCTCTTGGCGCGTTGCAAAAATCCAATAGCCACACTTCTTGGAACACCGTTAGCCTCAACAGTCCGCATAAATACAGACATAGCCATTGATGCTAGTCCGCGTGAAGTGCTTTCAATACTCTGCTTGTATTGGCTTTTCCCCAATCTGCCCGCCATAATTGCGTTCAGCATTACGGGCACTTCCTCAATAGGCGTTGCATTTAACTTGGTAATAAACGCCAACCTGACGCGAAAATTAATGGCCGCGTTGCGTTTGAGAATTGCCGCTTCCCGAACGGCATCTGTCACACGGTTCTGAATGGCCTCATCAACGGCGCGTTGTAAATCCGTTACCTTTTGCTCTGCCTTGTTTGATTTAATTGTGTCAACAATATCGACAACTTCTGCCAGCAGTTCTTCCGCTTGCTTTTCGTCCAGATCGGGCATGGCATCGCGAACAGACTGAATGCACTTATCAATGGCCATCAGGTAAGCCCTCCAAGCACACACACGGCAGCTTGTTCCCAAGCCTTCTGACTTTCGCGTGTCTTCTGTAACCCCGCCGTTGCGTCATCCAAATCTTGCCGTGCCTGGGCGTCATCCCCGACTTCGGCTTTCATCACTTCAATCTGTGCTTCAAGTTCGGCAATCTCTGCTTCAATCTGGGGAATATCTGCCGCTTCGGTAATGTTCTCCATAATGCGGTCAACTTCTGCCGCCAACTCACGTTCTTGCATTTCACCGAAAAGCGTATTGTCGGAATTAGCGTCCCGAACATCCTGTTGGGCAATCTCTTGAATAGTCGGGCCTTCAACATCAGGATTAATTTCAGAGCGGACAACCGGCACTTCCAACGGCATTTGAATTTCATCACCGCTGGCATCCAACGCCCGCTGTGTTTCTTCTCTCAGCCCCATTGCCTGTTTAAGTTGAGCGGCAGTGCGTGACCTTGTGTTTAATTCATACAGAAGGTATTCATCCCCAATTTTAACAACGTGCATAGCTGTATCAGGGTCTTTGTTTAGTTTTGCCGCATACTCAGCCGTTGCTCTATCAGGATAGGTGACATATTCACCATCCGGCTTGCGGACAAATGTATTTTCAACTGTCAGATCGATGCGGTGATCGTCCTCGCCAAGCGAACGGACTGTTGTGCTAAAACCTTTCTTCTCTAGCTGCTTTGCTTTTTTCTCAGCATCGGCAACATTGCGAAACGACATCTGTACGCCGTTGCCATCACTAGCTGTTACCGTAATAGCGCGGCCTTCACCTAGAGCCGGATCATTGTCGAACCTGATCTCTGCCGGATCAGAAATAACATCCCGATCCGGCCTTGGCCCAGGTGCAATAGCTTGGTTTTCTTCCAGACTTTTTCGTAACGCTGTATCCATGCCGGTGGGCTGGCGACCTGATTGAACTTGCCCAACAGCAGTTGCCATATTCGTTCGCCGCGTTTGCTCATCGACGGCATCAATGGCTTTACTTATACGACGGTTTGCCCATGTTGATTTTTCTAAAACACTTAACCCCGCATCCCTAGCGCCCGCCCGTACAACAGCATCTTTGGCAAGACCCCCAAGCCCATGCAGACCGCCGCCTAATGCCGTGCCAAAAGCGAGGTTAGCAAAGCTGTCATAAAGATCGTAATCGTATTGTGTGGCATCCGTTGCTGCCAACAACGCGGGTTCAATCATAGCCGCGCCAACAAGACCTTCTTTGGCGCCGACATAGGTGCGCGTACCAAATCTACCAAGAGTAGATGCCTGTCGCGTAAGCATTTGGCTATACCGCGCTGCACCTACAACGGGTACAAATCCGCTGGCTACGTTAAGCGGATCAAGCATAGATGCAAACAGGCCGACGCCAAGCTGGGCAGCGAACGTCGATACGTCGCCATCGGAATTAGACAGAATGCCCTTTCTTCTCAGTTCTTCTGTCTTCCATTTAACGCGAAGCGCAAGACCTTCCGTTGTTTCGCCCTCAACCGGCGTCAAATGTTTTTCAAGGTTTTGCTCCTTGATAAGTTTTTCCTGATCTTCCTCTGAAATAACATCGGGTTCCCTGGTGCGTTGCCGGTTCCCGTAGACGCTGTAATCGGCAAAGCGATAACGTGGCGGTAAATTAGTTGCCTGACCGTCAATGTCCGTTGTGGCAAAATCAGGTTGCAGATCACCGGCCCGCGCACTGGACAGTTCATTCCATCGCCAAAGCTGGGTAAGTGGATTTGTTGCCAAAGTTTCTTCAAAAGTTGTTGTAAGCACCGTACCAAGATCAAAGGCACCCCGATGCTCCATCAAACCAAACTGATCTGCTGGGCCAACCGAAGGAAAAAATTGCGTTGTCATTTCTGTTTCTGGCTTTCCCTAGCCCGCTTTTCAGCCTGTTCTGCCAATTTCCGCGCCCAAAGGGATTGCCTTGACCTCAATGGCCCTTGACCAGCGGCCCCAAGACGCTCTGTTTCAATTACATTTAACGGAAGTACGATATTGTTTCCTTCTGTATCTTTAACAGGCTTGCCGTATTGTGATCTGAGTTCTACGCGCTCACCATCGCCTGTTAATGTCCATTGGGCGTTTTGGATTATCCATGATTTTCTGTCCTCATCCGTTGTTATTTCTCGCGGCGCTTCGCTCAAATCAATGGTTTCGAGGTTGTCAGGTTCTTTTATCCACTTACTCAGCCCATGCATTAACGCGGCTGAAGACTCAATAGTTCCGGCGGGAACAATGCCCTTTAGCCGTGCCTCACTTACGATCTGGTAATTTTTTCTGACAACATCCCTGATTGCGTTATCAACTGCTTCTGTTTCGCTCAATCTTTCATTGCGGACGCCGTTCAATGCCAGCATATACATAGCTTTTCGCATTGTGTTTACCAGTGATGTGGCGCCTATGCCGGAATTGTTGTCTAAGTTTTTTGTTTTGCTGTTGATGGTCTGTTCAAGGTTACTTACTAACTTTGTATCTATTCCTTCTTTTAGTCCTTTGTATCCATCATTTTTCACTATCTCAGCAATTTTAGGCGCGGCTTCAATATCTGTAACGATGGTCAGAACGCTTGCATCTTCTGATAGACCGTTCTTCTGCAATTCACCCAGCATATAAGACCAATCCGGCCCCATCTGTGTGCTAAGACGCTGTATCCTTTGCGGCATTTCATCAGCAGTGCCGGTCATAATAGCGGCGACTTGCCGTTTCACTACGGATTCGGGTAATTTACGATGTCGCAAACTTGGATCAATGCCCATCCTGGCATATGCCGAATCCCTGGCCGCTGCATACTCTGCATACTTAATAGCAACCACATTAGGAGCGGCATTTTGATCGACTGAAGACTCATAAATCTGAAGCGCATCTTTGACGGCATCGTCATTATCTACGACATATTTTGCCGTGTCTTTTTGCCGCGCCCGCAAATCGGTTGCAAAGCCCTGTTGCAGAATATCAATTTGCCTTTTTAGTTGTTTGCTTGTTTCGGCTTGAGCAATGTTTCCAATAGGTGCGGCAGATAGTTTATCTTGTATCTCCTGTAGAGCCGCTGCCTGTTCCGATGGATGCTTACCTCTGATCTGTGTCGCATAAGCAGTTTTAAAATCTCTGTTATAATCACGGCGTAATTTCAGTTCTTTCCGTAGATCGGGGTCTTTAATATTGTTGTCAATTTCTATATCACTGACTACAGCTTCCATTTCCTCCGTTAATTCCGTGCCTGGGATAGCTATACTTTCAATAACAGAGTTTGCCTTACCAAGATATATTCGCTCCGCTTTATTGTCTTCTGTTTCAGCTTTCCTTGTCCTACGATCAATGATCTCCTGTGCCCGCTTGGTATAATAACTTCGCCTACTTGTTAAAAGATCGGGCAGATGGTCTATGTCCTTTATTTTTGTCAAAAAATGATCTGGATCATCCACCATTTGCAGATTAGCCATAGTATCAGCAACCCGATTTTTAAAAGCCTCCCGTTTGTCTGCCCCCGCCTTCCTTGAGGTAGACCCGAATGCAACGGCTAATTTTATAGCTTTATCTACTTTATCAAACCGATCTTCTGCATCTGCATCATCCTCAAAGAGATTAATCGTTCGCAGCCCTTCATTAACGGCAAGGACAATGTTCTCGTTAAGCCTGTCGCCCTTAACCGCATCCATTATCTTGCGAAACTTTTGGCGCTCATTTTCAGCTTCTTTGGGGCGGTACACGCGGTTGACCTCACGGCTATCAATGTCGTCAATGCCTTTTTTTAAGTTAGCCAACCATATAACTTCGCTGCCATCTTTAATGGCTGTTTTTATTAAAGTTTCTCTAAGCGCCAAGCTATCTTTTTGCAATACCGAATGGTCGCGGGCCACCTGTTCGCGGCGAATTTCAATCTGCCCCTTGGCCGACAGCATGGAATAATCTTTATCAAACTTCTCACGTCCATAGGGTGACAAGCCCTCAGAAGCAGTTTCATAAATCTGGGCCATCCGCGCCTTAACATCTTCGGGATCAGCCGTTGGCGCCACAGCGCCTGGATTAAACTGACTGCTTTCAGGGTCTGACTCCCAGGACAAAGTTTTGTTTGTGTCAATGCTCTGCTTTAACTCATCCATCTTAAGCGTGGCATTAACAAAAGATTGCGTAACCATTGCATCGGCCCGCGCCCGCAACTGGTTTTCTCCAATGTCTGAAACTACCTGCCCAGCCGCTTGCAAACTCTGTCCCGTTTTATCGTCAAGCAAAACAACAGGGGCAGCAGGGACGCCCGTAGTTGTTGGAAGCGTAGCGCGACGCTGAATTGTGGGAATACGAGCCATATTAGTTCCCCAATAAACTTGTGCCAGCGCCGTAGCGGTATTGCGTATAGGCACCTTTGCCTAATTCCTTTGTTGCACCAATAGCCCCACTTGTACTTGCCATCTGTGCATTTAAGCGATAACGGGCGGCAGCAGCTTCCTGTCCCACCGCTTGTTGCAGATACGCTTCAGCCTGTGTTTCGCCCTTATATAAAATGGCAAGGCGTTCTAATTGGGCTTCGGATGCCGTTTCAGCAGAAATGTCCAGCGGTGTATCCTGGTCAATAACCACGCCGCTTTTGGCGTAGCCAGTGCGCTGCCGTGACAACATCCGGCGCTTGTCCAAATCAAATGTATCCGCATCAAACTCAGAAGCGCGACGGGCCATCAGCGCGTTGTTTTCAGAAATCTTTTTATTATATTGCATCATACCGGCTTGATATTCGTAATTTGCTGATTGAACGGCGCCCGTATATGCTTGTCCGTAAGCGGACGTTAAGGCGCCAGCAGCAGAAAACAAAGTCGGCACAGCTTGAGCGGCAGCAAAAGCACCTCCCGCTCCAAGTAAACCCGTCGTTGCTGCTGTTGTTGCTGTAGCTGCACTACCAAATAGAATTATAGAACACATATTATTTACCCATCGTGAGTTATAATGCGCGTAATAAGCGCGGTAATGTGGGCGGGCAGGGGTTCGTCATTGGTGTAAACCATCTGACCCGCTGTATCCCATCCCCCGCGAATATTGACTTTCTTGTCGCCGGTAAACAGCGGCGGCGAACTGTCCATCGGATCAGACCCCGTTCGGAATATAATTTCATCCAGGTTGGATGTGTCCGGCCCAACCTTGCCGCCCAGCGTATCAATCAGGCGAAGGGTGACTTCAAAGTCGCGCTTGGTCTTGCCCTGTGCCGTGCCGTCATCGCCGCCAGCTTCGGGCCGCAATGTCTTCATGGTGCATTGTTGGGTGAGTCCAATCTGTGCCTTCGCAACCGTCGGATCAATGGAAGTGACAGCACCCGATGAAACATTGCGCTTAGTATAGACCGAACCGTCACCCAGAATGCTAACAGTTTCACCTTCAAGGTGACCAAGGCCACTGATAGATGAAGCCGCCGTACTTGAATAACTGAGGCCACTATCAACAAAAAATGCGTCGCCTTTTTCTTGACTTTCTTCAATGTCAAATTGATTTGAGAGATATTCAACATAACGCCTTGTCACTCCGTTGATGGTTCTCTGGACAATCATCCACACTTCTTCCTCGCCGGTTGTTGACGAAGGGATGATGGCTAGACTTTCCACAACTGCGATTGCCTGGTCCGTTGTGGTTAGCCGCGCTGTATCACTTGACGTTACCGTGAGCGGTGCCGCACCGGCTCTCGTTGTTTCTTCAACAGTAACAACCGCTGCTGCCGGATTGGCTACGGTAAAATCTGCATGGGCATTGATGGCTGTATAAATATTATCTGCTGTCGTATTGTTATTGGTCTGGGTTCTAAATTCATCTGTTCCGGCGGTTCCTGTCGTAGATGTAAACGTCACGGTTGACCCATCAGATTTCGTAAACGTCAACGTGGTTCCAGCGGCAATGTTTGCATAATCGGATACGGTGATTGTGCATGAACCTGACGTACCGCCGATCTTATGCCGGTGCCATGCAACAACTTGCTGGTCACGCAAGTAGGTCATGCCGACAAGTTGGCCGTCGGCCTTTACCCCCCAGATAACCGTACTTGGCTCCTGTTGATAGGCAATTTCCGTAACGCCGCCCTTTGCCACCTGATTGGACAGGATAGTCAGATCAGGCGATTGATAGCTGTCAGAGTCAAAAAGATAGGCAAACTCGCGGATTTTGCGCTGCTGGCGTTGTATAAAAATAACCACGTTATCGATACGGATGGGCGTATGACTTGCCGATCCCCGCGTTCCTTCCCGCACAACCCGAACATTGGTTGGCGTTAGCGCATCTGCCGTGGTTGATCCCGAAATAATAAACTCACCGCCCACCGTGCCAATGGCCATAACCTTTCCAGGCGACAACCAGCGAATTGCGTTTACCTGATCAGTGGCCAAGGTGTAGATGACGGGGTCATCATCCAAAGTGCCTGGGGTATGGTTTTCGTAATCACCCGATTTGCTGCCAAACAACGTCTGTGGCTGTTCCGTTGTGCCCGCAAAAAATAATCTTTGCTCATAGAAAGCACAGGCAGTGGGAAACCCTGTTGTGTCCGAAAACGCGCCAAGGCGCCATTTAGTTTCAGCCGTCGTGCCGCCAAAGGTGGCATTAACGGTCACCGTTACCTCTGTCGTACTGGTGCGGCCCGTAACCGTGGCGAACCCCCACTGGATGCCGCCGTCGCGCAAAAACTTCCAGGTGCAGCTATTGTCAACGATCTCGTCGCCTTCGCCGCTTGGCCCGCCTGATCCGGCAGACGTACCGGCTTTGATGCATTCGTAGACGTTTCCGCTATTACGCTTAACGTCACCAACAGCATAACTTGTACTTGATGCCCACGCCGCTGCCTGATGGCCAATAGATATAATGCGGCCCACATCCGTTGTCTGGAACCCGTCACCGCCATTGATGCCAGCAACCGCACTTGCGGTAATCGTTCGCGAACTGCCTGTTGTATGACTAGGCGTCAGCGTTGTCGTGGTAATGTTCTCGTCCTGGTACGGCCCGTCCGTAAACGTAATCGTTTCCAAAGTCCACGATGTATGACCCGTGCGGGATAATTTTCTAGGTGCGTAAGATGGATGCGTTAGATAAAGCACATCGGCAGATTGCGCGAACTGGATGTTAAACAAATCTGCCGTGGCATAGGTTGTTGTGACGGTGTATACCCGCGCTGCCGTACCAGCAGACGAATAGGCCGTGAAAGCACTGGAATTGATGTTTGTGTCATCAACATCGGTCAGTTCAAACGTGTTCGTTGTCTTGTTTTTTATTTTGTAATATTTGCCGTTCAATTCGGTCATGCCAACGACAGAGGCAATATAGATTTCGTCGCCATTGTCATAGCCATGTGAAGTTGCGGTCACGACGCACGGGTTGGCTTGTGTCGCTCCGCTGATCGTTTTATTGGCTTCAAGGATAGACCCGTTGTCCTTGTAAAAACGGACATATAAATTGCCGAACTCAATGCAATAGGCTTGTGTGGTTGAGAACTCAAAAGGGATTAGGCGCGTCTTTGCGCTTGATGTCTTAACCTCTTTAACGAAGCGTGTGCCTGGACGACGGGTAATGCCACCGTGAGGCTGCACAATAAAGTTTTCCAGCGTTTCGGCGCCGTTGGCATATTTGGTAATATCGACACGGCCATAGAGGTCTTTAGCTAACTCACCGGCAGTCCAGTTTGTTTTAATGGTCGAAACGCGGGACATTTACGACCTCGCTTCAAGCCATGTGTTTTCGCTGGCAGACGTTGTTTCCTGGGCATCAACCAACCGCGCTTCTTGTATTAGTGATGCATAAGCTGTCGATGCAGCCGTTACCACGGTTTGCGAAGACGTAATTTCATACGCCACATCAGACGCCAGACGCATGGCATAGGCTTCTGTAAACTTTGCATCATAGATTGACGTGTCCGTAACGTCGGCAATGTAAAGGATGTTTAAAGGCGCGGCAGCATCGGTAACAATGTTGCGGCCTTCCACTGACCATTCCTCTGTCGTATCTACCTCAATGATGCGAAGGCAATCAGACGGCCAGGGGAAAGAATTAGAATATTCCCAAACTGGGGTTGTTGTGTCAGCCGCCAAGGCGACACGGGTCATGGCAAAGTTCCAGGGGTGATCGCGCAAACAATATTGCCGCGACTGTTCATGGATGCGGTTAATTGCGCGGCCTTCAACCGTATCATCTGTCAGCGCCGTAATAGGATCGGCGCCCAGATAGGTCAGACCTTTGTTGGCAATGTCTACGATTGATCCGGCCATATAAAATCTCCAAAAGAAAAGGGGAGGGACAAGCCCTCCCCAATTCAGTTAGTCAACGATGTAATGAATGATGAAACTCATGTCACCGCCGGTTCCACCTTCCGCGTGCATCGTTGCCGCGACATAGTAGAAACCGCCTGGATCAGTTGAATCACCAGCCAATTCATACATCTTCTGGCCGCAAGTGTTGATGTCTGCCGCTTCATGGCGAACATCAGCCATTGCCCCAGCATCAGCAACGGCAGTAGCAAAAACGTCTTCGTCTTTGACCACGCCAGCCGATGTGTAGATGCCTACGTTGAACGTGCAGCTTCCACCAAACGTATCGGACCCAACAAAGATATGGGGCACAGATGCGTTCGACGGGATGGGCGCCAACATAACGATGTCGTTATCGTTGGTATCCCCAGCCGCAAGCGCCACAGTACCTTGTGCAATTCGCACACGGCCATGCAGTTCGGCACTGTCGTTCAAGGTAGGGGGAGTGGCCTCAAAATTTGTGACCAAGGATGTGTTTTTAGTACCCATTTCTCAGCCCTCCTCTAGGTTGGATCGCATTCAATATATCCAACAAGTTTTTCCTGCATACGGGTTGCCCCGATAGCCATCGATGCGAAGACTTGCGTCGCATGATTTTTATCGGCCCGCTCAGAAATCTTGATGGACGGTTCAGCGCCTATGGCCAGCTTCATTCCGGCTTTTTGCCAGAACAAGACTTTGTGGTCAGAGTTGCTATCTGTACCAATGAGTTCCGTTCGGATGAAGGTAAATCCCATGAAGGAATCCACTTCCCCGTTTACCAAACTTTTCACAGTGGCAAAATCGGAACTAGTGACTTCAGTTTGACCTAAAAGGTTCTGAAGCTGTTTGGCGTTGATGATCATATACCGATCACCATCTTCTGCCTCATTGGCGTCGAGGATTTGCTTGGCAGCGCGTAACTTGCCGACATTCAAACCCGTATCAGCAGCAGGGCTGATACCGACCTGGACATCAACAGTGTTAGAACTGTCGTAGCTTGTTGAGGTGCCACCGGCAACGCCCGTAAAAGCGGTCCCGTCAGCAGCCGAAACAATTTGCTCATCCATCGCACGGCCCATAGCCCAGGCAGCAGCCGAAGCATAGGGGCTTTGCGGATCGATAAGCATACGAACACGATCTTCATCATCGATGAGATCGGCCCAATCAAAGTCGATAAGGCTGACACGACGCCTTGCATGGGGCGTGTCCATCCTTGGAGTGTCACTGTGACGTGACGTGCGCTGTTGAGCGGCAGTGCTTCCCACTTGCTCAAAGAAAGCATTCTTGCCCACGACGGTTTCAACTCCAACCGACTCACGCAGACGAGAACCTTTCTGTTGAACAAGATGTTCGACATTCCCCTTATATTGCTCAACAAACGCTGTAGTGATTTGAACTGACACTGGTCAATTCTCCTTCTTCACTGGTTGCGTTTAGGGTGAAAGTGGTTGTCCCGTGCGGGGCCACGCGCCGTCTTTCCGGCGGTCAAGTGTCGGGCCGAATGGTTATCCGACAGATATGTTTTGCGCTACGACTTCAGTGCCGTAGGCCAATTCTGCTAATCTCTTATCTTTCGCCACCAGGGCTTTATGCTCTGGATGGGCGTTATCCCAGAAGGCGGGGTTTGCCCGTAGCTGGGCCATTTGTTCCTTCGCCATTTCAGGCGTTGTGCCAAACTGTCCGGCGCTCTCGCCTTCCTTGAATTGCGGACCACTGCCCAGCGTCATGCCGATCTTGGCAAAGGCGCGGACAATATGCGGGTTTGATCCCAGGCCGGATTGATTTAAGACCTGTTTAAGTTCATCGGAACCGTATTCCCTCAAGGCACGTTTGGCCGCTTCTACCCGTTGCGGAAATGCGTTGCCGTATTCTTTCTGCAATTCGCCTTCCCATTCGGCTTGCTGGTCTGCCGCCTGGGTCTGCGCGGCTTCCGCTTGGCCCATCATGTTTTCAACAAAGCGGTCATGCAGCCCCTGGGCCATTTGTGCCGGTAATTTCATTTCATGGGCGGCGGTGCGGAACCAATCGGACAAGTCCTGATTGTACGCCTCAAAACCTTCCGGCGCGGCCAATTGATAATCTTCGGCCTTTTCCGGCGTTCCCAGCTTCTGCCAGCCTTCCCATTCAGAAAGATCGCTGCCGTCCGTTGGCAAAACAACTTTGTCGGCGCCCACCTGTTTTTCCAGGTTGACGTAAGATTTCAGAACGTCATCGGCGCCTTTCCATCCCTTGGCTTCAATGACCTCATGGTAATCATCCAGACCTTGCGTCCAATCGGCTGCAACTTCTGGGTTGCCCGCATCTTCCGTAAGGATTGCGGACCCTTCAGTTTCATTCGGCATTAATATCTTCTCCTATGCTCAGTGATAAAAGTTTGTCTTCATCGATGCAGAGGATTGATAAAATCCTTCGCACCATGTCCTGTGAGCCGTGCATATGCTGTAACTCACTGTTTTCCCGATGCCCGCTAATGGTCAGGATGCCGCTGACCTTGATCAGGTCGAGCAGAATGGCCTTGCCTTGCGGGGTGTAGAGAAAGATTTCCTTGTAAGCCTGGGCCAGTTCAGCCTGGGCCTTATGCTGTTCCGGCAATTACTGAGCCATGTCCGCTATCTGGGCGACTTTTAAACCGGCATCGGCCAGTTGCGGTGCAGAGTTCATAGCCGTCTGGGCCATTTCTGCTTGCTGGCGCTGGCCGCGCATTTCGGCAACTTCTTCTTCATCGCGAAGAATACGTTGCGGTGCCCCGTTAATCTCAGCCAGGGACCGTGTAATTTCATCAGTGTTAAAGTTATCCATGACAGACGGGTCAACGGCGGCAATGGCCTGAACGCTTTCCAGCGTTCTCAGGATGCCGACGCCCTCTGGTGCCCGCATGGCCTGTGTCAGTGGGCTAACATACTCAACTTCGTATTCGCCCGCCGCTTCCTCAAGAACAGGGGGTGGCGGTGGAATAACGCCTTGTTCGGCAAGCACGGCAAATTCACGCTCAATCAACGGTCCCAACGCTTCCGACTGCTGTCGGCCCACCGTAGGCGCTAACAGGGCGCCTTTTTCCTGGGCACGTTGTAACACTTCCGTTGCCGTCATTTGCGGCGATTCCACAAGGATTTGAAATAAAGTCACCAGGAAGGAATCGTTAATCATCTTCCGGCGCTGTTCCATCATTTCAAGCCCGATGTCTACACGGGCGCCGGTATAAAGGGGTTGAATAGGCGCCTGGGAACGCCCATCCATCCTCGCAAACGTCGCCGCTCCAGGCTTGGCGTTCACAGGGAGAATGACGCCGTCGTCTGCAATAATGAGAGGGGGATCAACGGCCTTCTGTCCGGCGCGGATCACCGTCTTTGACATTTCGTTAATCATCTTAATGTCCGGCAAGATCGTCATGGCGGGGGATCGTCCGTAGACCTCACGCGGGCCGGTCACATAACGGCTGACAATATAGGGCATATCATCAAAGCCGCCTTCTTCTATAAGCTGCTGTTCCTTGACTTCATAGTATCCTGAGAACCACGGGCGGTTACGCCGGTCCCGTGCGGACATATCGCGGTCAGTACGCGGGCAGACCAGGTGTATCAGTTCAATTTTGTCGTCCGGCTTGTCTTCCGCTTGCTTGCGAAGATTATCAGACAGGTCACCGTCCTCAAACATTCTGAGGGCTTGCCGTGCCGTTACCTGGAACTTGCGGAACACCGTATCAACGCGGCCCATTTCGTTTTCGGCAATATACAGATCGGACAGATGGACTTGCCGGTACATCAGGCCGCCATCGGGATGCTCATCAACAAAGAGAGCGCCCGTTCCAAAGGCACCAAGGGCCATGTACCCCTCATGCATTTCCTTGGAAAAACTGGCTTTCGGGGAATAGCGGTAGCCAAACATGATGCTTGTGACCTGGTCAAACCAAAGCCGGACATCATGGTCACGGTTAAGAGAAGGATCAGTAGACCGCAACTGGTGCCAGCGGGAACCGCGAGGGGTCAACAGGCTTTCAATGGCAGAGGCAAAACGCTCACAGGCGAGTGCAGCCGTGGCGTCATATAATTTTGATGTACGTTTATCGCCCGCTGTCAACTCACCCGTGAATATGCGCGAACGCGGCAGAACACGTTCGGCTATCTCTTCCCAATGCCCTTCCCATACGGATCGGTCATTCTTGAGGCGGGCATAGCGGGTAAAAACTTCTTTTGTATCAGGAGCAGCCATCAGACCTCCAAAAGCGTATTCTTGCGGATTGCCGCCACGTCGGTATTGCGCGGCGCTCCCATTAATGTTGTCTGCACGCCGTTACGCGGAGCGGACCCGCCGCCGTAATTCGCCGTGGCATTCCGTTGCGCTTTATCCAGCCGCGCACCCATAGAAGATGCGGGCAGCTTCTTCCCGCCCGATTGCCGGTACATACCAGGGACGCACAAACTATTTGCCCTTGGGCTTTGACTTCTTTGGCGGTCTGCCGCGCTTACTTCCGTATGTTCCCTTGCCTTTAGGCATAGCGCACTCCTATTTCTTTTTTGCTTTGGATTTGGGAAACCCAGCCTTCATGTTGCTGTAGGCTTTCGATGAAATTGTTGACTTGCTCTTGGGCCGTGAAGTTCCCGCCGCACGGCGCTTGTTAATATTGGCATACAAGCCAGGTTTCTTGGCCATATCAGCCCCCTAACAAAGTAGGCCGTCCGATGTTGGGTTCCCCCAAAACGCCGGATGGCGTAGTCATTAATGTGGATCGGCGCCCACCGGCCTGAACACGCGCACGGCGGCGGGCTTGCGCTCCGTCCCCGCTGTCGGCTGGTGGCAAGTTTGTTTCAACAAGAGGGGCTGGCGGGGGTGGGGGTGGCGGCTTGGGTGGATCGGGCGGGCCTACACACATATCAGTTTCCTAACAAAGTCTTGCCGATGTTGGCTTGGGTTTCGTCGCCCATTGATCCCGTCAGGATCGTGGACTTCCGGCCTTTCATAGCCAGCCGCCGTCGGCGTAACGCCCGCGCTTCCTCGTTGACACGGGGATCATCCCGCGTGGGCGGGGGTTCCGGCGTCGGCGGTGGCGTTGGCGCGGGCATTTTCGGCACCTTGGGTGCCAAGGGTCCAATGCACATCATCGTTCTCCAATCGGGTTCGGGTCCAGCTATAGCAGTGATAGGGCACTCTGTTCTGCCCGTAATCGTCAACGGTGGCTTCGCGGACGGCGCCTAGCAGTTCCAGCCAGCGATGGGCCACATGATGGTTGTCATGGCTCCAGCATTCCGCTCTCACGCATCCCGCGCTCATCAGGATCGGCATCACCGTCCTGTTGATGTGGCGGGTCACGCTGAGTGCCACTTTCGGCCACCTGTCCGTTGCGAACATCCAGACGCTGGCCACCCGTGGCCGGACCTCCGATGCTCCCCAGGTAGCGACAGGGACCGCCCCACAACGCGCAACATACTTCAAGCCGTTTCCAGCTACAGTCGCCACTGCCAGCGTTTCCGGCGTCTGGGCATGAGTTACCGGCCATATTTCTTCCGCATCCAGTTCACGCATATTCCGCGCAATCTCCACCACATCAGGATAGCGGGCATCGATAATATTAACCGAACTCATTGTAATCACTGATTATAACCGGCTGGCCCCCAGGCTGGCGCCCTGTTTGTGCCATCATGGCGTAATCACTTGCATCGCCGTCGCGTAATCCTATGGCCGCATAGCGCATGGCGTCGGCAGAATGGGAACTGGCATCGTGGTTGGGCTTTTCCCGCCACGTCTGGTTTTTATCATTCCACTGCCTGTGGTAATGCCGCAAATACTTCAGCCCCAAAGCGCAGTTCTGGCGGTCAAAATGAAGGGTAGGGAGCAAGGCCCTTACCGCTTCGATCCCGTCTTGAAGAGATAACTTGGCGACAATGGTCGGGCGAACCCCAAGGCCCTGGAGCATTTCGTAACGACTGCTGCCACTGCCCAACTCACGCACAAGCACATCATGAGGAAAATAATGATCACCATAGACATAAGGTTGAGCGCGAAGGTGGCCAATGTAGTGATGCAATCCTTCGCCGCTGCTTTCATAATAATCAATAATCCTGTGTCCAACTTCCCCGCGTATGGACTGACCGAACCATATGGCCGTACTGTCCCGCATACCCAAATCAAAAGCCGTCCAGACGGGCGCGTTCGGCTCCCAGGGAACCGATCCGATCTGGCTCTGCAATTCCATCCTGTCCAGTGTCTTGGCGTAATAGGCGCCCACCAAGGCTGCTGACCAGGAACATTCAAATTCCTGTTCAAACTGGCTCTCATCCATCGTATCCCTTGCGGCCTTCAGTTCTTTCTCAGGAATAATCTCTGTCTGGCTGGCAGGGAAGCGCATGGCGAACCACTCATCGTCGCCGTCTTCCATATTCCGAATAGCCGTATCGTAAATCGTTCGGAATTGGTTGTCGCCTCTGGGCGTCCCGATCCACAAACATTTGCCGGTGCCAAAATCAGAAAGCGCGGGCCTTACAATCTCAGGAAACAGCCGCGCATTCATGTCCGCATATTCATCCAATACGGCAGCATCAAGGCGTAACCCCCTGAGAGCATCGGGATTTTCCGATCCCAGCAGCCATATCCGCTTGCCGTCCGGCAGATCGCATCTTAGTTCGGCCTCATTAAACTTAACCCCTGGTATCACCCCCGCATATTCCCGCAACATGATCCAGGCTATCCGCTTGGCGCTTGAATACGTCGGCGCGATATAAGCCCCCTGGGCGTTCTTGCGGTCACAAGTAAGGATTTCACGCAATAACCAGTTGATGGCCATCACCGTCTTGCCAAAACGCCTGTGACACACCGCTACGTTAAACCGTCGGCATTGCTCATGGAACGTCTGCTGCAACGGCCTGGGCGTATAGGGGATGATCACTCTATTCGGCTGGGTCACGCTTGCATATCCTGTTCGGCTATCACGCACAGAAAATCACAGTCAGGGGCAATGGGCGCCGTCACCGCGTAATCCACAGGGATTTCATCAATAAACACCCGCTCATCATCAATTCTCGCCAGCCGCACCCCCAGATCGCGACTTAACTTCACCATCCGTTCAAACTTCTCTGGAAACTCCTTACGCACCAACGCCCAATAGCTGGGGCTTGTGGCCTTCACACAGGGCAAACAATTAGCATTGGGAAACCCCAAAGCGTAAGTTAAAGGCGGGCTTATCCCCGCCGTCTTCACCATTGATAAACAAGCACTTTTCGTAATCCCCCGCTCAATCAGGGGAAACTCACAAATCAAATCCGGCCAATGTTCCCGCAAGGCGTCGGCCCGCTTCACATCAGGGCCGTCAGCCGTATAACCAAACACATGGACATCGCCCTCACGCTCAAACTCCAGGCGGGGCTTAATCTTCAATTCGCCCGTACACGGGGCGCCAGCAATGCCAGCAAGAAACTTACGCCGCTCCCACACATCCCAGGTATCCGCGTAGGTCTGGCTCTGCAAAAACGTGATCTCCTGGCCAAACCATTCCTCGCAATCACGCATAAACCGCGCATTGTCCTCATGCTCTGAACCCGTGCGGCAGTACGCAATGACATCAGGGCACGACAATTTCGTGGCGACGGCAGATGCCGCCCCACAGGAGAACCAGCTAATACGACGCAATCCGTACCGATTACGCTTCCACCGGCTTGGCCAAAAACATCAGTAAACACACTCTCCAGCCATCATGGCTGGAAACCCTGTGCCGGTTCTCTGCCTGTGTATCCCACATCCATAACTCCCCAGGCTTCTGGTCCGGCACAAAATCATGAAACTGTAAAATCCCCCCCACCGCATCGGCAGGGCGTTCTGTCAGCAAAACGGATACCGACACCGCGCACCACGGCATATGACTGCCATTGTCCAAATGCCAATCATGGCCTTCCTTGCGGCACTCCACCCTCACATACGAAGGATCCCGATGCGTGATATCAAACCTCGTAAGCACGGCATCAATAACCGGCTCCACAAGCGGGTCATCAAACCCCCTATACCCAACCTCTTTCGCCAGCAAAGCGCACTGTGTGGCGTCCAGAACGTCAGGGACAACAAGTCTAGCCAATCAGCTTGCCACCAAGATACCGCCCACCAACGGCCCTCTGAGCCTCTCTCTGGACCTCTGGGGCCGGTTCCTGAACAAAAGCCTCATTAACATCAGGCGTTTTAGGATCATCAGCCATAAACGTCCCGTCATCCTTCTTAGCCCTGGCCCTACGCCTTGCCGGTTCCTTCTTGGTCGATACCTTTTTCGCTACCATAAAAGTTCTCCAACTGTAGTGAGATACGGGTTGTGGTCCCATCCAACTGTCTGCGCGTCGGGCGCCAGCGGGGTACCCCTGCCTTGCCACCCCCTGCCGTCAAAAGATAAGAGTAAACCAATAATTATTGACAACGGCGACGACAGCCAAGGATTACCGCGCCTTTTGACTTTTATAAATGAATGATTCCGATTGATTGACGTTATCGATACCGATTAACCAGGGCATTTAAACAGGGCGACGTTCGCGGCCGCGAAAAGAGTGATATGGGTTGGCAAACTATCCATCCCCAACATCCCAAAATAATATATCTTTTTTCGCTCTTAATACTTGACGCTATCTATATATGTATATACAACAGTATTCATAGGGCGATTGTGCCCACTAGAAATAAGGAAACAAAACAATGGAAAATCGAATTAATACAGCAAGCGACATTCTTTATCGTTGGGCTTGCGACCTTATCCC